ACGTCTTTCGCCATTCATCCACATACGAAGATATTGCGGTGTAATTCCTATATGTCTGCAAAAAATAGTTTTAGGCAAATCTAAATCCGCTATGAATTTCTCTGTTCGTTCAATTAGTTCTTTGTTCTCCATTTTCCTAATCCTCTTTCGGTTAATATTTCATAGTTTCGAAACATGACAACAAAAAAAAATAAAGATGCCCTAACGGACATTCTCTTTTCTACCATATATGAAAAATCGCTTTTCCAGAAACCAACATCAAGAAATCCCAAAACTTGCCTATTAATGGCGGTTTAGTGAACACTTATTATGTCAACTATCATCAACTAACTTTTAGGCTAGTTCTACCCAAAAAATAAAGCCATCTGTTATGAATGGCTTTACTTTTCTTATTAGAGATAGATATCATAGGAAACATATTTATATAGCGGATTGTATCCTATAACAAGAGCATACCGATCACACCCATCATTTTCTTTTAATTCTGGAATAAGGCGTTCTGCATTTTTATAAATATATAACAATTCCCTATTTGTAATATCTAATAATATAGGAAATGAAAATTCAATATGCTTTTCATATCGTAATTTATCTAGTATTCTATTTTTTACCCAGAATTTAATTTCTCTGTATATTCTAAATTTCCTTTTCATCTTCCTTTTCATTTTCATTTTTCTTGACATTTTAATCTTCCTTTCTGATTATAATTTATCGGTTTATGCTGCTATATCTTCCCAATTCTCCTGCACCATCGTAAAGAAAATCGTGAATGCATCTTTGAAGGCTTTCAACTCGCTCTCTGTCAACTTGTACCACTGATGAACTAGAAGCGAACGTTCGTTGCAATCCCAGGTCATATCGACCAAAACTGTATTTTTGACTTTGATTGTAGCTGTCATTACATCGTAGTTGTTTCCGGTCACTCGCTTAATGTCGATGCCATTAATTCTTCTGCTTGCCATTGTTTTAATTTCCTTTCCTTATTGTTGGTTGGTAGTTTTTATTTGATGGTCTTACTATACCACGCCCAAAACAGAAATGCAAGCACATTTTAAATTATTTTCTGACAACTGCTGTATTATTGGTACATCTCTGTATTATTATCTGATTTTGTGCTGTATTATCAGTACATCGCTAAACAATTCAAGCCACAAAAGGAAAAATAAAGGCACTCACTCTTTTAAGTGAATGCCCTTAATCGGATTTAGAACATTGATCGAACAGTGATTGTTTGTCGTTCTTCAATGCCATATTCGCTATTTCTGCCAACCAATTCAAATGTCTTGCCAATGGCGTTAGTAGTATCAATGCAGATTGTTACCTTGTCAGAAGTCCATGAAACTTTTGTATTGGCGTTAGTACGTCCACGCCATGTCTCATTTTCAATGGCAAACGTGATAGGAATGTCGCTGACTGTTTCACCGTTATTCTTTACGGAGTAATTCAATTCTTCATCAAAACCATAATAGACAAGTTCACATTTATCAACTATCAGTTTGATTCCTTCTTCCGCTGCTTGTTCGCTAACTTGCGTTGTTGACGTTTGAACGCTAACATGATCATTCGAAAGTGTGAAATAAACCTCACCTAAACCAACAAAGGAAATAACGCCATCTGAATCAACTGTTGCAACTTGTGAATTGCTGGATTCATAAGTGATTTGTTCATCCGTTATTTCTCCATTTAAAGTTGATTTGGCGTTTAGTTCGTGGCTATCCGATACTGCATAAGAAGACGATACATCGTCAAAAGAAATGCCATAATCAAATGAAATGTCGGTATCGCCATTGATTTCCATCTGGATGTAAACTAAACCATCAATGTAAAAGATATTAGTAATTTTCCACGTTCTACCCCACACGTTAAAGAGATCGTTGATTTGCAGCTTGCGTGAAATCTCGCAATCCTGGGTAATGGCTAATGTGTTGCCATCAATAAGAGAAAAATATGTTCCGGAAATTTCCATGCTGTTGTTTACCTTCTCAGCATAGAACGGAAGTCCAAAAACTTCACCGCTATTTGCGTTGATTTCGCCATTAGTCCGGATAAGTGCAGACTTGAAATAAACGCCATTTTCCACTGTTTCACGATTAACCGCTATGTATGTTTTGCCATTGACGTTGACAAGCGTTCCTTGCTGACATGGCGAATCTACATCGTAGAACATAAGCAAAGTGTCTCGCTTTTGAATGCCATCGGTATAACGTCTAAAGAATGCTCGATAAGAAGAACCACCATAGAAATTTGATACTGCGATTTGTTCTCTATTCATCGAATCATTGAATTTGTTTTGTACAAGTGTGCTGTGAAAATTCATTTCCGCACCTTCTTTCATGCATTGTAAAACAAGTAAGAGACAATGCTATTAGCAGTTCCGTTTTCCGCTTTTAAGCGGTCAATTTCGCTTTGTAATGCGTTCATGCGCTTTTGAAGATTGGATGCTGCTGCGCTTGTGGTTGCAAATTCTGTCTCTACTTTCATATACAAATCAATGTTCATTAAGAGCGAACGACAAACGCCATAAACCGTTTCAAGCAGCTTGATTTCATCGTTTTGGCGGTCATACTCTTCTAAAGGGTCTAGCCCATGCTCTTCCAAAAGCTGTGAATATGCGTTGTCGCTTTCAGTGAAGTATTGTCTCTCGTTAAGTTCTAAATAAAGTCTTTCTAAGTTTGTCATAATTTGCCTTTCTAAAATTTTTTTCGGTGATTATTTTTTGGGTTACGGGGTGAGCGGATTTCCGAAATGGGGGTTAATTGTTGAAACATTCACAAATAATTACACAATTCTGTATTATTCTATGGTTTTGTGTGCTATTAGAGTTAATTAACACACAATTTAGCTGTATATTGCTTGTTTTCTGCTTTAGTTTGTCGCTTGTTAATGCTCTTTTGCTTTTCTCTTTTGGCTTTTCCAGCGGTTCAAACATCATTCAAAGTGTTATTCGATCTAATTTTACAGAGTGCTTTTCATACATCCATCATTGAATAGTATTCTGATTCATGCAGCTTGTACGGCCTTCAAACGTTGTATTATGGCTTTTTAGTGCGCTATTTAGCCGTTTAAGACGGTTTATAGCTTCTTCTTGAACATTTCCCCATAAACGCATGAAAAGCCGTTTAAATCGCTTTTAATGCGTTTCCAAACCGCTGTAAATGTCTTTTTGTGTTGCTCTTGTTCTTCTGCTTGTGCTGCTTGTCCGGTCTCGCCTTGCTTACTACTATGATCATACATCAATCAATACATTATCATCTGCTTTGTTGTTTGTTCTTTGTGTTGCTATTCGTTTGTTGTCGTTCGCTTCATCGTTGTATTGTTGCGTTGTCGCTCTTTGTTTAGTGCTTGCAAGTCTTCCTTGCTTGCTATCTGGTAAGTTCATACATTCCAGAATCAAAACAATCTAAACCGCATAAATAAAAATATATTTATCCTTGCTCAATTCTCCAAATATATTTACTGCTTTGAAGCTGTATAATATAGTTTTTCTTTACGTGGTTTATTCTGCTTTGATTCTTTAAGATGATCATGCAGCACAAACCGAAACACTTTAATCCAGAATATTCTTTTAAACTATTTATCTTTTGTTGTGTATCATTCCAGTGATTCACCTAATCAATAAATAGTATTCGATCATCAAACCATTGAAGAGAATTAATAAATCATTCTCTGATAAATTCAAATATAAAAACAGCATCGGAGAATGTACCAACATCACCCAGGAAGACAAATAGAAACATGATCATTGCATCTGCTTCTTTTATCTGCTTTCATGTTTTCCGGTCTTCTTATGTCTCTTCTTCTGCTTTTCCTTTTGTGGCTATCTGCTTTCGGTCTTGTGTCTTCTTCTTTTGTCTTTCGGTCTTGTGGCTTCTTCTTCTGTCTTCTTCTTTGTCTTCTATTACTTTTCCTTTTTCGGCTATTCGCTTTTGTGCTTTGTGGTTTCTGTTTGTGTCGTTCCGGTCTTCTGCTTTGTCTTCTGTCTTCTTCTTTCGCTTCTTCTGTCTTATCGTCTTCTTTAGTCTTCTGCTTTCGCTTCTTCTATCTGTCTTCTGTATTCTGCTTTGTTTATCTATCTTCTGTCTTCTTTTATTTGTTTCTATCTTCTTCTATATTGGCTTGAATAATTCCGCTTTAGTTTTCTGCCTACACAAAAAAAAAGAATGGCGGTTCATTCACCGCCATTGATTTTTTTTTATTCTTTGGTTTATCTCTTTGGTATGATTTCATACTTTACATCAATGATGCTATCATCAAAAATGCTTTTCGTTTTGTTGTCGTACATAACCATTGATGCATAATCTCCAATCATCCAATCTTCTACACCGGAAAACTGCCATTCATAACCGACACCATCGCAAACCGTTACAAGATCGTTTTTTCTGTCTATCTCCGTTACTATTGCGGTTTTTGCATAGACGTTATCCGGATTAATCTTTGTTTGTGCTTTAGCACCGCCACCGATTGAAAGTGTAGCCATCATCATAATCAATGCTCTTTTCATTGTTCTTTTCTCCATTCTTTTTAGCTGGTTAATAGAAACTAGAATGCTACACACTGTATAGCGTTCAATCTATATAGTGTGTAGCGGTTCAATCGGTTTAGAAGATTTCAACACATCCATTCTCTGTAAAAATGTAATGTCCTTCAAGATTCATGTCACGACCTAACGCATCGAAATCGAAATAGTATCTAAGTCTTTCGGGGATGCTTTCAAGTAGTCCGGTTTCATCTGCATATTGTTCCGCTACATCTGCCATGTCGTTACATCCAGAATAGAAAGTGTATTCTCCATCGTTGTACTTTTCAATAGCTTCTTCAAAAGTGTATCCAGCTTCAAGCATTGCCCCGATAATTTCCGCTGCATCATCGTCTTCTAACGCTTCGGCAAGTTCGTTAAGATCGTCAATGTTATCATATTCGCCTACTTTAACGCCATTAATATCTGTTTCATAGTCCGTGATAAAAGTCTCTTCATGGTACTCGTCAACGCCAATTCTGATTTTTACGGCTTCAAGATCGAAAGAAGATACCGGAAGAGAAACCCATTCACCAGCGAGAACGCCTTCATTGTAGAGACCGAGATTTGTTAAGAAGATATTCAACATTGCTTTTTACCTTTTGTACCGTTATAATGTAGGTACATCCTTTCTTTGTGGTGTAAGCCGTTCGTGGTAGGTTGGTAGCTTTCCGAACGGCTTTTTGTTTTGTTGTGCTAAATATACACCTATTATGAGTGTATGCCAATATCGGAATAATCAACAAAATATACACTTGTTTTTAGTGCATATTGTACACTTGTAATGAGTGTATATATGATGTATAATCATCTAAACCACTAGAAAGGAAGGTAAATAACATGATTAGTTATTCTCTTGATGTACTTGCAGCTTTAAAAGAAAAAGGTTATTCAACTTATAGAATCCGAAAAGAAAAGTTAATCGGAGAAGCGCAACTTCAAAAACTGCGATCTAATGAACTTGTCAGCAAGGAAACATTAAATACGCTTTGCAAACTGTTAAACGTTCAACCTGGGGAAATATTAAAATACATTCCCGATTCAGAATAATGATTTAAAAGCTATCTCTAATGGGGGATAGCTTTTTTAAACTCAATTTTTAGAGTCAAATTTGAATTTTTAGTGTATAGGTATATAAATATACCTTGAAACAATAAAAACGCAAATTTGAAGCCAAAAAGCCACTTTTAACCTAGTATGCACCACTTTTTAATTCTAGTTTGTAGCTGCTAATTTGAAGATGCAGATAAACCGCTGATCATATCCGGAAGAATCCAGTAATAAAACTTTTATTTTATGGTCTTCAAATCTTCTGTTTTCTGGTACCGTTTCAACGTCTAATTTAGTACAAAAAGTAACGTTTAATAATTTAGTACCAAAAGTTGTTGACATAAGGCATTTTTCATGCTATTATGCCGATAACACCAATAACGATGGTTAGTTTTGAATACTGAAAGGAAGGAAACGCCATGTGTAAAGTAATAGGTTATTGCAGAATATCAACCAAAAAGCAAAGCATAGATCGACAAATAAGAAATATAACCGCTGCTTATCCGGATGCACAAATTGTAAAAGAAGCCTATACAGGAACTAAATTAGATCGTCCGGAATGGAAAAAGGTTATGAGACTTGTTAAATCTGGAAAAGTTCAAACCATAGTCTTTGATTCAGTTTCTAGAATGTCACGAAATGCAGAAGAAGGATTTCAATTATATCAAGAACTTTTCAATGCTGGTATTGAATTAGTATTTCTCAAAGAAGCATACATTAATACAGCGACATATAAAAAGTCTCTTGAAAATGCAGTTCCAATGACCGGAACAAACGTTGATTTCATTATTGAAGGAATTAACAAGTATTTAATGTCACTCGCTAAAGAGCAAATCACACTTGCATTTGCACAAGCCGAAAAAGAAGTAAACGACCTACACCAAAGAACAAAAGAAGGCATAGAAACGGCTAGATTAAACGGTAAACAAATTGGTGGCGTAAAAGGTGGAAAGTTAAACGTAAAGAAATCCAAAAAAGCGAAAGAAATAATTCGCAAGCATAGCAAAGACTTTAACGGAACACTTGAAGATGCAGAAGTTATTAAACTTGCAGAAATTAGCCGTAATAGTTACTACAAATACAAAAGAGAATTGAAGAATGAAGAATAAACCAAATCAAAACCCACAAATAAATAAAGGCACTCGCAAGAGTGCTTTTATTTTGTCGATCAATTCATCTGCTGCCATCCATCCAGCACAAGCACCATTGAATCAAGGCTTGAATCATCCAGAATCGAAAATCATTAATTTTCTGAATCTTCGAAAAATCCGCTTGCATGGCCATTGTTCAAACGGTCTTCACTTCCGGAAAATTGAAACGGATAAATCACGATCTGAAAATTTCCCCAATTCCCCCAGGCGGTTAAATCGGTATCACTTCAAATTCCAATCAAACAAACCGGATAAGAACAATTTCAAAAATTCCCCATATTGCCACTACTACCATATATATTTAATCGTCTTCTGGATGATTGGAAAGTTCAGAAAATCCCCCATTCACATATTCGCCTTGATGATCAATCTAAACGGTCACAGCAATTTGAAAATCCATTCATTGATAAATAACCGCTGCATGATTCTACTGATATACGGTTATTCTCCAATCAATCAAAATCACCGCCATAAACCACCGACAAACAAAAAAGTGTGAAATCCATTCCTTCAATCTAATCTTTGTATTACCTATCAAATTAAAATCCACCGCTGGAAAATCCCATAAAGAAATACTCTTGCATTCTTGCACGATCTCAAATCAGATTGATTTTCTTATATTCCGCAAAAACAAATCAGCGATAAACCGCCACCCAAAATGGCCGGTAAGCAAAAAAGCATGATTCTTTGAATCTGGATGATACAATTTTCCTGTCAATCTGGATTCTCAGAACGTCACAAGCAGAAATGCACCAAATCAAATGCAGCTTCAAATTATCGCTTGCATTAATAATTGTCGCTTGAAAAATCCACGATAAATCTAAATTGAGAATTTATCATTGTCGGCACTCGCAACACATTGAAGAACATAACGAACCAATAGCAGATTCAGTAAATCAAAATCCTGTAATTCTATCCGCATGATCAAAAGAATCTTTCTTTTGCCAATGGCTTTTAGCCAATGGCAAACATGAACCACAAAGGAAAGTCACAAATGATGAATCTGAAAAATCCTCATATCTTTTCTTTGTGGTTTAAATCGCTTGTGCGGTCATATCCTCTTACATTCCATGATTCAGCACACAATTAAAGATGAATCTTCTTAATTCTTCTCTTCTGGTTTCGAATCTTATCATAAATCCATTTTGAACAAATCACTTAATCTGCATCCATACATTTTGAAGAACTAACACGATCTAAAGCCAACATAGAAAAGAAGATATATACTATCTGCATTTGTGCGCATGTCACTATTACGGATATGCGCTTTTGTAACTTCCGGAAAAATCGCAAGTTCATTCAAGCTGTAATTCTCCACTAAATAAATGAAAAAATTTCAGCAAATGATTTTTAACTGCTACTCTGCAATGGGGTTTATAAAAAATCTGGTAAATGCTTTTTTGTGCGCTTATCCGTAATGGGGTTAATTCAAGTCCATGCAGAAAAATCTAGCATATTCTTATTTGTGGCTTACCCTTAATGGGGTTATGCGAAAAATCCGCATTATGTTTCGATTGCCTATTCAATCCTAAAGGGGTTGAAAAATCCCACGTTAAACCATTACCACAATATCATTGATTAGGGGTTATCCAGCTTCAAACCACATTTAAAAAATCAACATAATGATTCAAGCGATCATTCCTGTCATTAGGGGTTAAAAATCTTCCTACAATCCCACAATGCAGCATAGCCAATAAGGGGTTATGACAATAGCTTTTTGTCTTCCGGAAAATCCAACATGGAAAATATCTTTTCAAAGCCTAAATGCAGTATGATTGTATAGGGGTTATCTAACCGTTACAAAATTCTGCATGATTCCATTTCTGAATTTACTCTTTTATGGGGTTATCCACGATCAAAAAATCTGCATCTTTCCTTCATCTGGTTTACCCTTGCATGGGGTTATTTAATTTAAAGCTGTAATGCGCTATGCAGATTTAATTATCTTCCGGAAAACCCACAATCAACAAAAGCTGTAATTCTATCTTTATGGGGATTCAGAAAAATCTTTCCAAAACCCTTAAAGCGTAAGAGCAAATAAGGGTTAATCCGTTTCCATATCTCTTTTCCTGTTGTGGTTTAAAACCTTGCAGATACAAAACCACTAGCAGAATGATTCTCTATTCCGGAAAAAATTTCATTAACTGCAATTCGTCAATACTGCTTAATGGGGTTACTATCAAAAGCCATAGCCAATAGCGGATTCCGAAAATAATCTTATTACTATCAAAACCACCAATAAAGATATAAGGGGATTAGTAAAACTGCACAATTTTCTTACATACCAAAAAGCAATTTTGGTAATTTTGCATAAATAATAGTGCTGAACCAACGAGCGATTCAACACCATTTAGTAAAATTGCACAAATAATAATACTATTTATCGCTTATTTTGTACATATTGCACAAATAAAATAGTATGAATTTTTCAGATTTTTTGTGCAATTTGCACAAATAAATGGGTCAAAAAGTGTAAATTTTTGGTAATTATTACTAACAAATCCACACTAAACCGTGAACAACATTCTCTTTTCCCAATTCTTCACATTTTCCCTAAATCCACCAATATAACCTCTGACCGCCAAAACCCAAAAACGCATACGAAAGTACAGCGAATTACCGCCAAACCGAATAACCGTAAAAAGCGGATAAGAACGAAACATTTTCCTTCATTGGTTTCTTACCGCCAAAAAAGCCAAAAGCGGAAATGCAGCGATGATCAACCGGAAAAGCTATTCGATACTTCTTCAAGTAATATGCTATGAGATACTTACCGCCAAAAAAAGCCATGTGATACTTACCAGCGGAGAAATAGCAATGCGATACTTATAGCAGATAAATTGTAATGTGATACTTACTGCAAGTAATACCGTAATAAGGAACATACTACCAGTAATATTGTAATACACTACTTACTTTCAGTAATATTGTAATACACAGAATATTATAAGTATTATTGTAATAAGATACATACTGAAAGTAATATTGTAATACACAGAATATTATTAGTATTATTGTAATAAGAAACATACTAACAGTAATATTGTAATACACAGAATATTTTTATAATATATATACAATATTATTGTATATACTATTAACCAATAATATAGTAGTTACACTACTATATTATTGGCACATAGTTATTCTTTATAGTAATACTATATTATTGTATATATAAGAATAACTATGTGACAATATTTATATATATTATATTATATATATATTATAATTATGGCGTGCAATCTTTCCACACTTTTTCTCTGATAAACCGCCAAAAGAAGCGGAAATTCATTTCCGAACTAGAAAATAGACAGATTCAGCACATTTCCCTTGTGGTTTCCAGCTTGCATTTATGCATCCATGCGCCGAAAATTTAAAACCGCCAAAACCGTATTTAATTTTGATTTTCCTAACCGATTTTCAAAATTAGCGGTTCAAACGAATATTCATGCGCCTAAACCGCCAAAATCAAAAATCAATCCAAAAATCTGCATTTATGTCTCAGTAGCCACCAATCCGATAAGCGGTCACTTTATTCATTGTCTTCTGCTTGTCGTTCTTCCGCTTGTGGTTCTTCTGCTTCTTCCGCTGAATAGATCGAATTTCCTTCTGCTTCAAGTCTGCTGATTTCCTGGGATAAATCGGAAACATACGGAGATTGTTCAATAAAAGTCCGTTTTGACAATGCACCGATGCTAAACTGCTTGACCATATTTTCAATGTCGTTTACTCTGTCAATCGGTCTCGTAAAGTTGAACGTGCAATTCAGTGTTTCATATTCTTCATCTGTCAGCGGTTCGACTAACAATTTCCGCATTGCATCCCATCTTTTATAAAAACCTTCGAGCAACGAATTAATATTCTGCTTGCCCTTGTTTTCTGTCATTTGGAAAATCAAAGAAGTTGTATTTTCAGAAACGTTCGCAATGTTCGATTGACCAATGATTGAAGAAGGGATACAAGCACACATATTGAATTGCTGGTAAAGCTGATCTAACTCGTACTTAATCATTTCATAATCCATTTCCGAGTTTGCCCACTTGAAATCCTGTCCTTCATCGACATTCAAAATCGCTCCAGCGACATTGGAATTGATACAATCATTTTCTGTCACCTTCTGACCTTGAATAACGCCAATAGGATTTAATGAAAGCGTGGTAACTGCATCATCTATCTTTGAAATCAAATTCTCGATTTTATCCATAATAGGGATTAAATCATTCGGCAATGCATAGCCGTAATTATCGTATACATCTCTTTCCATTGCAGCATAGTGAATCGGAAGTCCTGTCAAGTTGATTGATGAATCTATCAAATCAGTTCCAATGTATGTGTCAACGTGAGTAGGATAATAAATGGTATAATGTTCTTTTTCGTTATTATCTTTCCAATACTCGACAAAATATCTGTACTGATTATTGCTGTCATAGATTGGATATGCATCTGTATTCCGGAAGACTTTTGACTTAATCTTACCGTCTATGTCCTTATATACATATTCATAAGCATTCCCATAAGTCATTAAGTTGTATAAGATTTCCCAATCTGTTTTAGTGTATAATCCTCTCTTATAGATTTTAGAAAATACTTCTACTGCATGGGGGTTTCCGGTATAAGACGGATTTGAGCCGACCAAATAAGCGACATGGAAATTTAATACTGTCTTCATGCTTTGAAGAATAATTGTCGCTGGTATAAACTGTTTTCCCTTGAAAGCAAAAGCGTTTTTAACTCGATCTAAAACGCTATGCTGCCTTAAAAGATAATTTCTAATCTTTAGAACATTTGCATGTACCGTCAAATGTTCGGTTGAATTAAGTTCATTCCGAAACCAATAAATAGACGGTTCTCCATTTTCATTAATTGTCTTGTTTTGTTTTTCTAACATTAACTTTTCTTTTTATTGCCCCGAGCGGCTTTTCCCTTTCTCCGGTCACGACCGGATAATATAAAAAAGCAATGGTTATTTCTTCCATGAGAAAAACCATTGCCCCGATTTCAAGCCTTGAATCGCCATCGCCATAGCCATTAAGCAATCGTCATGGCATCCGGAGGGCGCATTGAACGATACACCGCCCTTGCCTTCAATGGCTTGATAAAGTTTCATTTCATTTAATAGTGTCTTTGAGTTAATTATAACTAACCCTGTCTCAAAAAATTCGATCATGTCTTGAATCATAATGGGTTTTGATTTTGCGTTAGTTTCCCATCCTTTAGTTCTTTTGGCTTTTCGTGTTCTTTGATCATAGTCCTTATACTTGTAAACATTAGTGTAATGATGATCATTCAGCACTCTATCTAAAACGATATGTCCAGCACTCGCTTTTTCAATGACCAAAAGCGCATGATTGTAAAATTTAGCTATTTCAATAACAAGATCGGTAAATTCATACGGCTTAATCTTATTACTTCGAAATTCCATACATTGAAATCCAGAAGAATCCAACACGGAAATGACAGAATAATCATTCTCACCGCCTAATCCTTCTGCACTATCAACGCCTATATAGTATTTTTCCGCATCTCTTTCAACCACTTTTGGCTTGCCATTGCTATCATTGATTTTCTCTTTATATGCCTTAACTGGTAGTTTCCACGTTTCGATACTCCGAAACCACTTACCCATCATTGGTGCAAGTTTAGACGGAAGTTTCTTTTTATCAACGTTATCCACGCCCAAAAGCGCATCATAAACCAAATCACTTGAAAATACGTTTGCGCCTGTTGAAATGAATGCTTCCATTGGCGTTGCAGGAAATTCTTGTCGAAAAACGTCTTCACCATCATTTTGAATCTTTAGTCTCCTCCACATTAATTGCTTCTTTGTTGCGCCTTTGTGCAGCAAAAATGTTTCCCTTTGGTCAAGGTCTTCTAATGCGAGTGTTCTTCCGTTTTGACGTTCATACATTTGCGCATATAAGTTAATTTCTTGTTCATGCATCAAATGATCGTCAACCCAGGAAAAGAAAAACGGTTTCCACATCGGGGTTTCTTGATTTACTGCTTTTTGCCATCTTTCGTGGAAATGATTTAATCCATGTGCAGTAGATTCAAGCACTAACTGACCATTAGCAACCATAGCTTGTTGTATAGCTGCCATTTGATTTTCAAAAGAATCATTCATAGTGGCAACTTCTGATAAATGGCAATATCTTAATGTGCTGCCACGTGCTTTCTCTTTTCTTCCGCAAACAGTACAAATAATCTTTGAACCATTGATAAACTCTAATTCTTTACGGTTATTCTTAACAGTAGGTATTCTAGCTATTGGCAACATATTGTTATACATTGATTTCAACTTGCCAAAAATCATGTTTAAGTTATCATCATTATCCGCCATGATCATACACGTGACGTTTGATTGAGTTGAACAAAGATACAATGAATACGCTTCTGCAATGGATGTTATTCCAATTTGCCTTGACTTCAAAACGATATTGTATTTACCCATATTCCGGATAAAGTATCTTTGTTGCGGATTTAATTTGAAAGGCACTACCACTGAATCTTTATTAACGATAAAGCAAAAAGTCTCAATCCATTTCGCTGGATCGCTGACTATCCTTTTTAGTTTCTCTTTATAGTCCATTACACTTCACCGTCAAAATCCATGCTGAAATCAATATCTTCTTCTTCATCATCCACATTGGCATTCTGCAAAATTCTCATAAGTTCGTTTGATTCATTATCCTTGAAAAACTCTTGCCGAAACGCTAAAAGGGTTTTAAAAGCGTTCATATCGCCTTTTAATGCTTTTTGGTAATAAATGTCGTATAGATCGCACATTCTAGCACCATCAATCAGATGCAATAACCATTTAGCTGCCTTTTGTGCTGTTTCAGAATACATATATCTATTGAATTGTTGTGCAGAAATGTTCTTACACCGCTTATATGTGTTTCTCAAATCTTCGATTGATTTACATGGCGTTGTTAGAAATTCAGGCGCATACCGGAAAACGATATAATATGCCATCGGTTCATTTCCATTGCACATTTTCTTTATCGTATCAAATACCCCAACTTCATTGCGTTGATATTTTTTCTTGTTCTCCATTTATATAAACCTCTTCTTTAAATCTAAAAAAATAAGCGCATGGGAAAAAAGGAAGTAAACCCATGCGCCATCGGAAAATTGAAATTTGAATGAAATTATAAAGAACAAACGTGTACGCCTATAATTTGGCGTACAAAAAAGGCTACCAACGAATTGATAGCCTTTTTAATACGTCAAACTGACTTATTTAGTTAGTGGCTTTAAAAAATGATTGTTATGGTCAAATCTTGCCATTGGCTTTTTCTCAGATATTTTCCTAGCGATTTTCTAAACGCTAAAGCATCTTCGAAATTTATTGTGAATGTCAAGATTTTTGTACAGAATGCACAATCAAGTTTTAAATCTATGCCATTTTCAGCGTCTTCAACGCTAAAATTTACGCCTTGCCTTGACGTATAGCAGCTTGTGTTGCTACCACAAGTGGTAGGCGAAAAATTATCGCCAAATATTGCAAAATTCTTGCGCCTTCCGCTTGCACTCACTATGTAATTTTCATCCAAAAAATTAAAAGTCCACTCGAAATGAGTATCATCAATAGGCGTTATCTGCTTGACTAAAATCTCAATTACATCATGTGAAATGGTTGGTGCATCCGTGTCCATGATAGATTCAAGGGATTTTCTAATCAATGTCATGCGTCTTTGCATATCCATCTTATCGGTTTCATGGTTTTCAGCTTTTTCAAGTTCTGCTTTTAGAATTGCAATCCGTTTATCGAACTTTGCTCTCATTCGTGCAGCTTCTTCTTTGGTGATTTCTCCGTCTAATCTCATGTCAATGATATGGTCAATTTTTGTCTCGCATTGCTGGATTTCCGCTTTTACAGCTTTATCATTGAATTTTGGTTCATCATCCGAGTAGCAACTACTAATCATTTCTAATGTATCATTGATGATTTTAGATTTGTTTTTCCATAGTGCTGTAATGATGTATTTAGCCATCAGTTCAAGTTTCCAATCTGCGATCATCTTTATATCGCAAAAACCATCGGTGGAAAGTCCTTGTTCGATTCTATGCTTTTTACTTCCGTAATTAACTTGATTATAACACTGGTATCCGAAAACGTCTTCACCTGTCTTCTTATTTGTTCGCCATTTATTCTTTCGAAAAGCCGAACCGCAACGACATTTCAACTTGTGCATCCATACATCGTCGGAAAGTTGCGCACCTTTTCTTACTTCCTTGCCATCGACAATGGTTCTTCTCATTTTGCTCTCTTTTATGGCTTGCGCTTTGTTCCACAAGTCTTCCGGAATTATCGCTTCAAAATTTCCTTGCTTATATTCAAAAGTATCTGAATCAAGATTGACAGTACGCTTTTGATTCAAGTAATTATCCGTATGCGATTTACCATACGCAATAACGCCTTTATAGGTTGAATTTTTAATGATTCTTGAAACTTGACTTTGTGACCACTTGACTTTTCCCATTGACGTTTTCCGCTGCAATCGGTCAAGTTCTCTTGCGATTTTCTCAAACCCTAATCCTTTATTCACGTACATATCGAAAATCATTCTGATAGTTTCCGCTTGTTCTGGATTAATTTTATATGTACCGCCAACACGATCATAACCGAGTATGTTTCCGTTTCCGTATAGAACGCCATTTTTCCTTGAAATATACTGTCCAGCTAAAACACGTTCAGAAACTTTTCGGCTTTCTTCTTGCGCCATAGTAGCCATGATTGTTAATCTTAATTCGCCCTCACCGCTATTAGTCCAAATGTTATCATTTACAAAGTACACTTCAATTCCACGATTCAGAAGGTCACGTGTATATGTTAATGCGTCAACAGTATTTCGGGCAAATCTGCAAACTTCACGTGTAACAATCAAATCAAATTCGTTCTTTTTTGAATCTTCGATCATCTTGATAAAAGATGGTCTTTTCTTCGCTTGTGTGCCTGTTATTCCTTCATCAATGTATCGCCCGACAACATTCCAGTTAGCGTGCTGCTTTGCAAGGTCATTATACCAATCTAATTGGTTCTCTAATGCGTTTACTTGCGCCTCATGTTCTGTTGATACTCTACCATAGAATACCACATTTCTTTGTTTGTTCGTTCCTAATGCCATCATTTCAATTCCCTCATTTGCCTATCACTTGTAACACTTGTATTGTATCATTGGTACAACTCAAATGCAAGATGGCAAATTGCCATATTTGTTCTTAATGTTCTGATATGTCGCTTTGTTGATCAATCCTTGCTTAAACAGTAATTGAATCAGAACAAATGGCATTTCTTTTTCAATTTTCTCTTGTGCTTCTTTAATGTTGATTTGTTTTGTAGAATCCAAAATTATTACTTCCTTTTTCCTTTTTTCGTTTTGGATTCCTTTTTCGGTAGGTTGAATTTCAAATTAACATTTGGGGGTTATTAAAAAGGACATTGTAAATCTTCTATTCGATCTTCGAATAAAAACATTCTTTTGCCACGATATAAACCACCCCAAACGCTAATCTGCTTGCCTTGCCATATATACTGCAAAGCTAAACCAATATCGCTAGTCATTAAATGCCCTACTGCGATTTCATTTTTAATAATTGTATTTTCGAACGGAAACAACTTTTCAATTTGTTTCGCTGTATATTCTCTCTTTTGGTTCATGGCGATTGACAATATACTTTCTATTCAATGTTTCAGATGCAGCAAATAATGTTTTATCTGCTAAACTAAAAGTTTCGATTTCATCTTTAGAGCAAAATTCTCTTGTAACCGCCGATCTCAAAATATATCTTTCTTTCGGCAATGATGATGAATAGCGGTTCATGTACAGAAAACCATCTTCATCTATTATTATCTCTTCTGTTAGTTGTTTGTTTTCTGTTAGTTTGTTGAAATAATCTGCATCGTGTTTTTCCAGAATTGGAACTAATGTATTCTCCAAACCTAGCAATTCTAACCACTTAATATTGATATGTCGGAAACATCCGGATTTTTTATAATATCCTTTATAGAAGCTATCAATAGCGATCATATATTCCTTTTGAAGTTCGCTAAATTCTTCTGCATTTCCATAAAGAGCGCATACCAACATTAATGTGCTGCCATTGTATTTTTGAAAATAAGTTTTATCATCTAGCCTGTTTGTAATAATATTAGGATTAATCATCATGTGATTTTTTCCAATGGTTCTATGATTGTCAAAACACATTATTCCATCCTTGATAATTGATGCATCAACATAAACAGGTAATTTATTAGTATCAATTAGATTCTCACTAATATATACACCACGTTTAAAATCAAAATAACCACCGATTTGAACGCCTGTTTTGTTCGTTAAGAATCGACATGAACACAAACTGTCAAGATCGTTGGTTAATACTAAGTAATACTTTTCTGGATTTAAGGCCAAATCTTGCCACCATCCGGAAAAATGATTTAATAGTTCTTGCTTTACCATTTTTATTTTTCTTCCTTGTAGTTGACATAATTTAACCTCTATCTATTTTCTTTTCTTGCTTATTTATTTAAAAACTCTTCTTTTTCTTCTTGTGTTAATTCTAAAGGACATTGGACAAACTTAATTAAATCGTCTTCATTCACTGTCATTTCTAAGAATGTTCCTGTCTTTTCTTTGCTGGTCTTTCGAATTAAAATTGAAAAACTGCAATCCGCATCTTCTTTTAATTCGCATTTAAACAACAATTCGAACATTCTTCGAATACTGCTTTTAGTCTCATTATCAACATATTTAGCCAATATTGAAAACTTCTCAGCACCAATGAATGAATAATAGGATTCCAATTCATCCTTGTTCTTTTTAGCAAATGCGCTAAATGAATCATTACTGATTTTCATATCTTTCTTTTGCTCTCTTCATTTCTTCTCTTAACTCATATTCTGTCATATTGTCAGCAAACAGTTTGTTAATGAAATAATAACCAGTAGGAATATCAAGACTACCTTTTATTGCTTGCTGCTTTTCAACATTCCAATAGAAGCCATCCGGAAACTGCTTTTCGATCTCAGATTGATCAACATTCAAACCAACATCCAGCGGAAAATATTGAACGTTGATTTTGTTTGAACCAGTATCGAAAAATGTTCCGATTGATTCTCTATCATCTTTTTCTAAAAGCAACGATAAACCGTAAAATCTAAATCCATTCAATTTAGCATCCCAATCAACTTTGTACTCGTTAAATAGGATTCCTATTACTGCATCAAAACCATTATTAGCCACGAAACAAAAATTTTGATCGCCAATCAACACAAACGATTCTGTATTTTCTGGTTTGATGTTTCGAATAATCTCTTGTATCGGTTTCGGGATTTTGGCATTTGCACATATTGAATATCCATCGCCTAAATAGGATTTGATTTCGCTTTTCAATGTAGCCATCAATTCATTTTTGGTTTCTAATATAATTTCTAATGTTTTGTGGTTAAGTTCTATTCTCATTGTTTACACCCTTTCTATTTTTCGCTTCTTCTATTTCATCAGAATTAGGAATTACCGGAAGAAGGATAAAAAGAGAATAAACATTTTGAAAATACATCGTTGCTGCATAGTAGCCATGCCATGAATGCACCATTTTATGTTTTATAGTTGCATTAATTGGCGGTTTACGTGTTTGGCGAATACTCGCCATTGCATATCTTACTTCTTGCGGAAACTTTTCATTGTCGAACGGATATAATGTGTATACGCCTAATCTTTTTTTCAGCTTCGAAAATGCATCATTTGGGTTTTTACCTACTATGCAAACAGCAAAACGGTTATAATCTCTTTTCATTTAAAATCCCCAATAATCGCCACAATCAACAATTTTAAATCCACGCAAATGTAAATCCATAATTGAAATTTTGGCGTTTAGTTTTTTATCGAAAAGATTTTTGATTCTATGAACTATTATGAAACGATCATTGAAATTAATATCGTCTATAACATAGAAGTATATTTTTTCGACATGGTTAATTACACGCTTGCAATTCAATACATCCCCACGTTTCAAATCTTTAATAGTTTTTGATTTGTGAAAAAAGTCTTTGATCATTGTTTATTCTCGCTTTTTGTACGTCTTGTTAATTTCTCTCTTGCTTCTTTGAGTTTTCCTAACTCTTTTGATTTCTTTGTTTCTTCTTCTTTTGTTTTTGTTTCTTTTCTGTCTTCTTTTATCTTTGCTTTTTCTTTTGTACTGTCTTGTACTTTTTCTTTATCTTCTTTAACGGTTTTATCCGTCTTCTGTTTAATTTTTCTCGCTTGATATGCTGCATTTATACCTTTGATCATTTCATCGTGGTTTTTCTTAGTAAGCACTCTCTGACCGGATTCAAGATATGAAATCATCGCCAACGATAAATCACAATATTTAGTAAGTTGTCTCATGCTTACTTTTCTAAGTTCACGATAATTCTTTAATTGTTCTCTACTCAGCATTATTCTCTTTCCCTTCAATATTAATTTCGTAAAAAAATTTCAGTGATTGGAATGAACCTTATTTTCGTAAACAAAACCACGTGTGCAGAATATACACACGTGGTCTTTAAAAATTACTAATCGGAAAAAATTTGGTATAGTATAATTAGAAGAATTGATCGCTATTTAAACTGCATCGCCTGTCAACTCAACAAACGACATAACATTACCATCTTTATTCTCAAGCGTATCGAACGTAAGAGTAACAGAAGCCGGATCGCCTTCAGAAGAGAATGACAATTCAAAGTTTCTCTGAATTGTAGCTTTGTAAACAGTGATAAGGAACGGAGTCAGAACGCCATCTTCATCCTTGTCAAGAGTTTTCATTGTGATATAGAAATCCTTCGGAAGTCTCTTATTGTTGAATGTGACAGACTTAACGCCATTACCTTCTGTTGAAGTACGGCTTACCACGTAACCAACAACATAATCTTCACCAACGGCGATTTGACTTGCAGTTGTAGCCGTGAACTTGCCAGCAGCAAATGTACCAGCAATAACGGAACTTTCATCGCCGTATTCACCTTCCGGATATGCGAATACAGTTCCTGCCTGGATTGTGCCGTTTGTCGGTACTGTCAGAGAAAGTTCACCAGCGGTTGAACAAGTGATAGTCTGTGAATCAGCATAAATTGCTTCATCGTCAATAACACCATCGGAAAGCATAGCGAAAAACTTAAACGGATAAACCTGTGCTT